ATACATTCTATACCATTTCAGATGGACAGTATGCACAACTCATCATTGATTTGTTTGGTAAAGAAAGAGTGGAGAAAGAACTCGAAGAGTTTCTCTCCTTTGATTTCTTCCCTAGAAGTGGTGGAGGAATCGGGATGCAACGTCTCATGTCAGCCCTTTATTCATAGGGCTTCCATTGTGAGGTGACGAAATTGGTAAACGTGGCAGGCTGTTTCCCTGCTGTTCGGCTCTGGCGGGACTTGAAGGTTCGACTCCTTCCCTCACAGTTTAAAATACTATATAGAATACAGAACAATTAGACAATGAAAAATTTACCAATCCCACTACTGACATTCTTAGCAGTCCAAGTAGGTGGTGCTGTTTGGTTTGCTGCACAATTAGAATCTAGAGTCTATACTCTTGAGACTGAAGATTACACAGAGCAACTACAGATGATAAAAGAGAATAGGAGATACATCCAAGAGGTTGTTATCCCTTCCTATGAAATCAATGACAACTGGGATAACCCACACTATAATAACTGGCTTAAAGCAGGTGGCTGGAGCGACTAGTGGGTAATGAAATACCATTTATCCAAAACAACAATCAAGGTGTACCATTAATAAGAATAAATGGAGTAAACATACCTGTTGGTCGAATTAGAGAAGTTGGAACTAGAGATGTAAGAAACATTTCTATTTCTGACGCTAGAATTTGGATGGCAACTCCACCACAATCAATACCAGTAGTAGTTCCTGTAACTACTTTTGTTGGTACACCTATTGTTAATATACCAGGCTGTGTAACAGTAAGTAAGGAGAACAATACTAGAAAAGAAGGTAATAAAAATAAGCAACTTCCAAAAGATGATCCTAAAGGATCTATGACATTGTGTGATGGTGGAGCTCCATACTTCAATCCACCAGAATATGATTATAGAGAATTAACTTGGCAGACAGTCTATCAAGAACAAGACGAGATTGATGAAGGTGTGCCTATAGAACCTGATACAAGTACACCAGCAACACCAGACCCACCTTCTACAGGTGGAGATACACAAGAAGATCCCGACTGTCCTCCACCTAATGCAAGAAGAATAGGTGATGTTAATACTGCCCAGACAGAAAAGGTATCTGGATATGAATTACAAATAAACAAAAATAACCCCGATGGTCCCAAGATCTGTGTGACCTTATGGGAAGACATCGGGATTATAGAAACATATTTACCCAGTGCTGGAGTTGTAACTACTACTGCAACGATTGCTACTGTGGCAACTGCGTCTGCCCTATTTGCCAAACCCCTAGCAGATCTGCTCCTGAAGGTTGTGAAGCCTGTGGTGAAGAAAGTGATGACGAAGATTCAATCACTTCTTGGGAAGACTCCCCACCGTCCAACACAGTCTGAGATTCGGACGAACCAGTATCGGGAGAAGAAAGGGATGTTGGCGATAAATTTTGCGAAGAAGAAGAAACCCCTGAAGAAGACGGATCCACCCAAGTAGGTTTAGGTAGTTGATGTGTATGAGGAAGTATCTTACCTCCTGGCGAAGTAACAACTACATCAGCGCAAATAGAATGATATGGCGATTTAGGATGGAAAAATATACCAGCCTTTTTAAGTTCACCACAATTTTTAAGACGAGCAATCTCAAAGTCTAATCTCTTATTAGATGTCAACTGAGTTTGATGGTTGATCTGTGCTTGTGCAGCTTGTTCACATTGAGCTCTTAATTTTTTATTTAATGGTATAGACAAAGTAGCAGATACACCAGCATTAAATGACTGGTTTGCTTTCATGTCTGTTCTTACTGGTTTATACCAAGTTACATCGCCTGGATTATCTGGTATGCCATCAGGCCCATCTACATCAACAGTTATTTGCATATCTTCTCCATCTGGAAACCATCTAGTTCCATCTGCCTTAGTACGATCATCATACCAAGATTCCCAAGGATAATTCTGAACTGTTATTGTCTGTTGTGTAGTCCTACCAGTAAAGTCAGACATATTATATTGAGGTTGATTATAAAAATCTTCCCACGGATGTTTTCTACTATCAGCAAACTGAAGGTATGGTGTCACGTTTAATGTACTACCTTGGCATTGAACTCCACCGCCATAAGTATTAGTTATATAAGGACCCTGTAGGACCTGAATAGCTTGATTGGTTACTGAGCCACTACTATTTGCTATTGGATTAGCAGTAGCACTAACCCCACCTACTCCTTCTGCTAGCGCTATACTAGGATTAACTACTCCTAAGAATGTTGCCGCTATTGAGTAAAGGTACTTGTTGTGTCGGTAACGCTTTGAATTTCTGTTACCCTGTGAATAATTGTTTGATTTGTCATGCCTGGCCCACTGTAGCTTTGAGTAAATTGAAAGCTTCCGCCAGGATTTGATATCGTAAAGTCGTTTGGCTGAGAAAAGTCCAAACTGTCGTAAGAACTTGTAACTGTTCCTGTGACTGTGGTTCCGTTTGTCGCAGTTGACGATGTGCTCGGACTTATTGTGACTGTTGATGTGTTCACATTGGGGTTCAATGCTGCACCATTGTTCTCGATGCCAACCCCAGTTACGCTGTATTCCCATCCTGTCCTATAATCAATTGAGTTAATTGTCTCTGTCACTGTGCTTTCAGTGGTCGTCTGGCTAGTCATGGAGCCCTGAGTGAAGTTCGGGACCACTGGAACTGCGTAAGCAGTAGGACAGCTAATCAACAATAGAGTTGTTAGTATCCTTCTCATGGCTACCTAATTGTAACTTCACTAACGAATTGACCCGTAGCACTAGTGCCAGCGCCGCCAGCGGTTAGAGTTGTGACACCCGCTGAAGTAATAGTTCCAGCCAAAGTTCCAGCAACGCCACCAGATTGAGTAGTAGTTATACCAAATGCTGGCATATCAGCTACAACACCTGCTGTTACATCTACACCAGACCCTATAACATTTACTGCATCGCCCTGTGTATATGATTCGCTGAAGCTAAAAGCAGAACCGTCTGTATTAATATCATATGTACCCGCTTTCATGGTAGGAGAGGCAGTAGCAGTACCAGCAGTCAACCCGCCAAATACATCACTGTTTCCACTACCGACTACAACATTAGTTCCACTAACAGAATATGTTGAGCCCACTCTAGTAGCTGCAGTAGCAGCACCATCAACTTGAAGCTGAGTGCTTGTAGTTAATCTGTGGATTAAATCAGCACGAGCAGATAACGGAGTTGCCATCAAAATCATTATTAATGGAATGAACTTTTTCATCTAAAATCTTTCGATAATGACTCCTGCTGTATTTATACTCAATTTTTTTTAAGTATAGACCGTACCACGTATGGTGTATAATCCGATACTACAAATCCAGTACTGCACTATAAATAGCAGTGATTGCCTTCGGGGATCACAAAACACAAACTCGCTCAATGGAGGAGCTATCATGACTAATCTAACAAGATATCGTTCTGCCGACTTGCCAGATCTAATGGACAAGATTCTCAAGAACAGTCTCGGAATGGATAACTATTTCGATCAGTTTTATAACACTACACAATCCAATTACCCACCCTACAATATTGTTCATGTAAATAACTGTGAGTCAAGACTAGAGATTGCTCTAGCAGGATTCAAAAAGAAAGAAGTTAAAGTTTACACCGAACACGGTAAGTTGATTGTAGAAGGAGAGAAAGAAACAAAAGAAGAAAAGGATCAATTCTTCCATCAAGGTTTAGCACAAAGATCTTTCAACAGAGCATGGACCATGTCTGATGATGTTGAAGTTAAAGAAGTTAAATTCCAAGATGGACTTCTAACTGTAACCATCTCTAAAGTCATTCCTGAACATCATACACGAAAAGACTTTTTATGATATCCACACTAAAAGGATCCGAAAGGATCCTTTTTTTATTAAATACAGTATAATATCTTACTCAAAGTCATGATTGCAGCAACATGTGCATGGCCAGACCCTCTATACAGGACATACATGAACGGAAGACTTAAAAAAACTGATATGGAATCTCGACTTAATAAAATTAAGAAGGGTATTGATGATAAGGTATGGTATCCTGAATGGGATGACAAAGAACGTTGGGCAGCACAACTTGCATTGAATAATGCGCTAGATGTTTTAGATGAATATGATTATTAGACTTGACACAATATAGCTAATATCATATAATACTAATGGATAAAAGTATTTTATGACAGAAGAGACAATCAAAAATCTTTGCTACACTAAAGAAGAAGTTGATGCGATGGTTGCCGAAGCAGTAGAAGAGGCAAGACGTATAGACGAAGCATCAATGGCAGAGCATAATCTTAAAGCAACCATCATAAGTATGGTTCTTGGATTCATTTGTCTTGCTTTATTTCTAGATGGAACATTAAGACTACTAGGAATTATCCCACCTTTCATGGATATAGATATAAGTATAGTTGATAAGATTGCTGAAAAAGTACAGACAGAAGTTATACCAATGATTCAAGATACTACACAAAAAGCACAAAGATATATACCAAGAAGATGATTGATACCTCATGGGCATCAATAAGAATACTTGCAATAATGATACTAGGTGTGATATGGTTATATCTTCTAACAGAACACCTAGCAGTTAAATCTATAAACAATGATAGGAGAAAAAGATGACTGAACCACACACTAATGGTACTCTTTCTGTAGTTGTACCAATGGATGACTTCAAATTAATACTACAACAAATGTGGAAATCCAGAGCAACAGAACCAAAGATGGGAGAACTTTATACTAAGTATAAAGAACTAACAACCTTTGATTAAGCAAACATTAAACATATAAGTAATTAAAAACACTCCTTATGAGCGTAATAATCTACCAAGAACATTGTGATTATCTTGAAAAAGAAAATGAGGAATTAAAAGCAGAGCTTAAATTCCTCAAAAAACAATTATTATATTACACTTTAGGTGAAGAACCGTTAGATGATGATTGAGGAGGAACTGCTGTAATAGCAATTGGTGCCTGTTCAATTCTTATAGTTTGAGCAGGTGCAGCTTGAGTAGCTTTCTCAATTAACATCTCCATATCAGCTTTAGAAATATTACCATTAGGTCCAGAACCACCAGACTTATCCATCTTCATAGTACCATCACCTTTCTTGCTAGCAGTCTGTATGCCAAAACTAGCCAGAACGCCAGTGAAAACAGATGCTATGAAAGTTGGATCTATTTTTTGTTGTGGTATGCCAGGAATAGCCACATAATTTAATGTCAATATAGCACCACTCCAGCCCAATACTGTAATTCGGACCGCTGTAGATATTATAGCCGCTTGTTCTTCAGCATCAGGAACAATAGCAGACTTTACCTTACCAAAAAAACCTTTCTTCTTAGGTTCCTTTTCATCATGAAGATCTTTAACTTCTTCAGTCATTTATTTTAAGTAACTGCTGTATTTAGGAAACAGTTGTCTTCTTCTTACCTATATTATATTTACTCTCTAAAGTCCAATCTCCTTTATCTTTATAAGATAATACTTTTATCTGACTTAAAGGAGCAGAGTCCTGTACCTTACTAGATTCTACAATATTTACTAATCCCCAGTCTTGTAACAATTGTGTTACTCTATTTCTTCTCTGTACATCATTCTCAAACAGGTTTGCTTTCTTTCCATCTAATGCAAACAACTCTTTAAAATGTACAATATAATATCTTCCCTGCTTATGGAGAATATGACAGGATTGATATAATTTCTTTTCCTTTCTTGATGCTACTCCAATTCTTGTTAAGGTTTCTCTAACCTTTAAGAAATCATCTGGTTCGTTTAATGTAACTTCGACCATATGGTCTGGAGCCCATTTAACTTCAAGTTCAACGCTCATCGCTTTCCTCCACGATCCATTCTTTGTCTAATGTATTCAATTTGATCCTCGGTCAAGATTTTTAAAGCAACTCTTGCTTTTTCATCGCTGTAGCTATAATATTCTTTAACCAATTCAAGAGAGTTGATTTTCTCTTTTTTTAACCAAGGAGCGAAGCGCTTCTTAGGTCTCACAATATTTATAAAAAAGTCATATTGTAACTTAGGATCTAGGTGTGAATTGATGTTTAATTCATTAGATAAAAGAACTGTATCAATATATGCAGACATGCATCTATTGATAACGAAAGGATTATACTTAGCATCTGGATCTTCATCCATGATGTTTTTCTTTGTAGAGTTAATTGAGTTTAACCAATCCTTCAATTCATATTTCATTTTTTAAAAATTGCATTAACACTTATAACTCGTGCGTGTGGATTTCTAGCGAGAGCGACTTTTCTTGCTTCATCATAATTGGTAGCGATTACCTCTTCAGTAAATATCTGACCTGCTACAAATAGCTTAACTTCACATCTCATAGTGCTTCCAACAATATTCTGGTTCAGGTTTCATTGTATCATAAATGTTAGGATGATTCAATAGAGCTCTTCTATAAGCACCAAACTTAATTCCTCTTCCCCATCCAAGATGTTCACCAAACAATTCTTTCTTAGTCATAGTTTTATTAACTCTAATTAATTCAATTAATTTTTCAGTTACTTCTGTATTAGTTTGTTTTAAACTAGAAGTTAATTCGCTAATATAATCACTCATTATATCAATCTCATCTTCATATAAAAGATTGTCTTCAATATATTCTAATGACTCTACTGACTTTTTAGCTCTATAGTTTGGATCATCTAGATATTTATCCAACAGGGAAAGAGCTTCTTTATTAGAAGTAAAGAAATCTGCTGTAGGATTTAGTTCACGATAGTAATCTGCATCATACATTATAAATGGACACCCATTCATCAAACCATCTGTAGTAGAAACACTCCACCCACCATACTTTTGTTTTGGCGAAAACCCTACACAACACTGTTGAATTTTTTCATAGTATCCTTTCTTATCAAACTTATCTGTAATAATCCAATTCTCTTTAGGTTTCTGTTGGAGTAATGGAACCCATACTTGAAAATCTTTTCTAGTCTTTCTTAGCTCTTTTACTATCTCTATAAAATTCTTATAATCTTTATATGTTTCTGGTCTATGATTAAATACAATAATTTTTTTATAAGGAATTACTTTCTTATCAATATCAGTTTTCTTAACTCCTAGATGCTGCACTTGAATAATATTTTCTAATTGATCAATAACATCAAAATTAAAAACCTCAGAAGCCTGTGATATAACCATACGTTTCTGTGATTCAGTATTCACATAACATCTATTCATCTCTAGAATACCTAAGATGTTCTTATTAAAACTTGGATGTGACCATGCAACTACATCATGTAAATCAAACCAATGAGAATATCCAAAATAAGCTGGACTATGATGAGTAACATTACTAATCACATTCTTAACATCAGTTGTATGTTCTGGAAGATGTGAGAATACTAAATCAAAATCATAATCATGTCCAAGTAATTTCTGTAATTTAAATACATCAAAGTGAGATCTCATCGTTGGCGGATAAGATGGAAACTTCATATATAACTGTTTGACATTTTGAAAGTCTAAGCATTCCATATACTCAGGTAATATCATATAAAAGAATAGATCGCTTCTGATCTTATTCAACTCAGTTATCATATTTGTAATGACCTGAATATAACTATCCTTCCTCAAATCCTTTGAGTAAGTGATATTAGGATAGACTAAAATACGAATAGTCTTTCTTAGAATTATATCATCATCAAGAAAAGCAGTGAGGTTCATCTTATTATATCAATGGTATTCAGAGTGTCAGCATTCCAAACTTCAAGTTCAGTTCTAAGTTTATTCTCTTTCTTTAATTTATCAAATCTTTTAACGGCCCTTTTCTTCCACCACTTTACTAAATTATCAAGATAAAATTTATCAAAATTAATTTCATTTTTTACCAACTTATCTGTCCTACCTAATAATACATCTCTAACATTAGCATACCCATAATCAGACATATAAAATCTTTTCTTAGTAGTTACATCCTCACGGCTTTTAATAAACTCAACAAACTCAATATACTTTTCTGGATGATGTTGTTTAAGAGAATTCTTAATAATAGAAATCATCTTAGTCTGTATCTTAAGTTTTCTACTAGAAGCACCTTTATGGATTAATTGTTCATCATTATTCTTTTCTATAAACCACTTATGTAAATCGTGATATATGTTATCAGGTAGAGTAAGAAGAAACTTTGAATCAGTATCCCCAAGATATTTGACATAAGGCTTCAATCCATCGTATTGACTAGTACCTTTTATATTACCATATAAAGATGTAGTTTCAAACAAACACATCTCTGTGTTATATTTTTTATTCAACATCTCTCTTACTTCATGAGAAGCACAGACCAAAGATAATAATTTACCACCAAGATAATTATACCCAAATGGTTGAACAGGAACAATAATGAATCCCATTATGGCTCTCTTATTGAATATGGTGAGGTCAGGCACCCCTCCAAGGTACTCATTCCTTGGTCTTGAGTTAATTATAGGCGATCCAAGTTTGATGAATCCTACGACCTTATCAGTGGTAGTTTCCTGTACAATGATTTTTACCTGTTTCCCAGGCGCATCTTCATATGTAAAAGATGCTGTCATTTCCAAAAGAGTATTGAAAGTAGAATGTTCAGGTGTAACAATCTTGAAGTTCATATCTTCAGGATTCATATCAAAACTTTGGAAGAGATCATCTTCCCACTTCATACCAAAAAGAGGAGTCGGAATCTTTTTGATCCGCTCCATCTTTTTCATACGAAAATAATCATCAATACGTTCTACACCATCATACGCTTCATGTATTTTTCCATAAGCGTATAATGTATCTTCTGGGGATAAAATCATTTAAACTTACAATCACACATAATCTCAGTAAACAATGCAAGAGTATTAATCTCTTGATCAACTGCAAATGCAGACTGATACTGATATTTAGCAAGAATCAATATAGCCTGTGGTACAGACATTGGTTCCAAAGCATTATATAAAGTATCGTAGACTCTACGAATAATGATATTAACATCATTATCAAGATTGTCAACAGTCCACTTTCTTACATCAGCAAAATTCTTATTCTTCAATGCAGACATCAAACCAGTAAGATTTACTTCTGACATCATTGATAAGATGCCAGAGTCTATCTTTCCACATGCAGAGTATCTCTGCAATTCGTTTAACGTTCTCCTAAAGTCTGGGAAATATTTTTGTACAACTTCTGCGACAACCTTTTGATCGTAAGATATCCCTTCTTCGGCAAGGATTCCAGAAACCCTTTTGTAGAAGCTAGTCGCAATACTAGCTCTTTCTCTTCCTTTGAAAGTAAAGTCAAAGACGGCACATCTGGAATGAAGCGGCGCAATGATTTTATTTTTGAAGTTACAGGTGAAGATGAACCTGCAATTGGCGTGAAACGTTTCAATATTCGCTCGTAAAAGGAGTTGGACATCGTTGGTTGTGTTATCTGCTTCATCAATAATGATGACTTTCGGTTTACCATTTCCCTGTAAAGATACAGTAGAAGCAAAGTTCTTCGCTTGGTTCCTTACAGTATCTAGGAATCTTCCTTCGTCTGAACCGTTTATTACATAAAAGTCTACACCCAGTTCATTACATAAAGCCTTAGCAATAGTTGTTTTTCCAGTACCAGCAGGACCAGAAAGAAGAAGATTTGGTATCTCTTCTTTATCAACAAATTCTTTAAAAGTATTCTTTACCTCTTCTGGTAAAATACATTCTTCAATTTTTTGTGGGCGGTATTTTTCCACCCACAGAAAGTTCTCACGCTTCATAAGTTGAATCAGGCTCAAGTGCGATCCAATAAACTAAATCTAAACTTGTATGTCTAAAGACAGAAAGATTAGGATTGGATACAGTTACATCATAAACGCCAGGCAAAATCTTTAGATTCTCAACTTTAAAGTTGAAACAGAAATTAGCACTGGTAGTACCAACAGAAATAGCAAAATTATTTGAACTATCATTTTGTTTATCCCTTACTACAAAAAGCATCTCACCATCTTTACTGATCAATGATAGATCAGGAAGTTGATAAACACTAGAAGCTTTCAATAGTGAGTTCAAATCCACATCAGATAATTGGAATGTGACATCTTCACTAGGAAGAGCAATATCCTTTTCTGGTGGAGCAGTTATAACACTAGCGTCAGAATAAAAATATTTGACACTAGATCTACCACTTTTAATTTTAACATGAGTTTCATCAAAAGTGAAGTCTGGATCTTTAAATAAAGACACACCAGATAAAAACTCATTCAAATCATATAAAGCAAAATCACGATCAAATGATTCTCCAGCATCAAACTTGGCGTATATATTTTTCATCGGAGAGATTGTCCGAAGAGTACTTCCAGTCTTTACAACCAACGATGGGCTGATATTGGAGAAGTTTTTGAGTACATTAAAAGTTTCAGAAGATAGATTCATTTGTCATAATCAACGGTGAATGATGCAGGAGCACTTTGGTCTGATTGAAGAGACTGCGCTGCAGCAGTCTTATCATTAAAGTGTAAGAGAAGGATAGCATAGTGGACAATTTTAACAATGTCCTTACGTGCTGTACCTTTTCGGTCATAGCGTGAGGCATATTTCAATATGTTTGACCTACAGAAAGCCTCGGCGTCACCAACTGAATCAATGAGGTCCAAAGTTTGAACCCCACCTTGACTGTAGTGACCTCTGTAAGTATTGCTTATATAATCAGAAACTTCATTTAGAAGTTCCTGTTCGTTATATTTAAATGACATAACCATACTTTTCTCGTAGTATTTTTTTGTATGGGAGATCAAGATCCCTAAGTTCTTTTACCAACTTAAGCCTATTATAAAGAGAAGTGTCTCCACCGAGCGACATAGCATTTATTAATTTTACTAAATCACTATCGGTAATGGGCAAATCCATAGAAGTGAGGGCAGGTTTACATTGTATCAGGAAAATTGTTCAATGTCAACAACGTCAGTTTTTTCAGTTTCAGTTGTACCAGACTGAACATCTTCAGGCTGACAGATTTTATCATATAAATCTAAGAACGACTGTTTGGTTTCATCATCGAAACGATTCAAACAAACTTCAATCGCTTTTAGTTCATTATTGAAGATTGAGTAAGCACGAATTATATGTGTTAAACGGCGAGTTGAAATAACTTCATCCACACCACCCTCATTGAAAGTCTTACGAATAATGTCTGCCCATCTTGTAAGATTATTAAGATAATCTACGTGCATAGATCCAGGCAATGTATCATCCAATGCAGCAAGAATTTTTGTTTCTATAGCAATAGATGGATACTCTTGTTCAAAGGTTAAAGCGAATCTCTCAAGGAATGCTTCATTAAGAACATTAGTTCCTATGAATCTACCATCTTCAGATCCTTTACCCTTAGTATTCGCAGTAGCAATGATATTAAAACCGACAGCTGGTTTAACAAACTTACCGATTTTTTTGAGAAACACACCCTTCCCTTCTAGGATGGACTGTAAGCAGAGGATTTTATTTGATGCAAGATCAACTTCATCTAGAAGTAAAACTGCACCACGTTCTAATGCCTCAATGACAGGTCCGTTATGCCATACGGTAGAACCATCGACCAAACGAAAACCACCAATGAGATCATCCTCATCAGTTTCAATTGTGATATTTACTCTAATCAACTCTCTATTTAGTTGAGCACATGCTTGTTCTACAGAAAATGTTTTACCATTTCCTGATGGACCTGTAATGAACGTAGGATAAAACTGGCGACTTGAAATTATTTTTTTAAGATCATTAAAATTTCCAAACTTAACAAATGTATTATCTGTTTGAGGTACTAAATTTTTCTCCACAACTTCTGGTTCTTGAATAGTCTTGTTTATTAATTCCTTCACAGTAAGGTTCCAAACACCACGACTGGCTTTATATGGAGTCAATCTTTTAATTGCAGTAGAAAGAGAAATTCCTAAATTTTTTGCTGTCTCAGTAAGTTGAGCTCTAGTGATTGATGACCCATATGATGAGGTCAAATTGTCGATAAGTGTTTCAGTGGAAATGGTCATTAAGTTTTCGTTGTATGTAAGTATTATATCAGAACCGCTTAGCGGTGTCAAGCGATTTGATCTACAAATTTAGATAAGAGTATCTTATGGAATCCCTTACTTTTCATATGTTTTTTAAATTCATTCCTCAATTTACTATTGGTAGATGAACTGTTGGCATTTATTTCTGTAGTCTGACCTTCAAAATCTTTATTGACTTTAATAATATACATTTCATTATATCCTAAATCTTTTTCAATAACATAATTATTCTTTTTCCATTGTTTACGAAAGGTATCCTGATCATAACTTCCTGCTTTCTGTATAGCAGATGGTTTTTCAACACTCAATCTATATCCAACAACATTAGATCCAGTTACCCAGCGATAGTATTGAATCAATTTAGTAGTTACATTGATTGACATTGTAGACCAACTATTACCATAGTTACCTTCTATTAGTTTATGTTGTTGATAACCAGTTTTAGGATCTCTAAAACTAACAACCGATCCATCTGTACCAACAGTACTTCTTGATACATACATTTCATCAGTTCTAGAATCAACTCTATGTTTGCAGCATGTTAATTGATTAGATTCTCCATCAGTCAAGAAGATAGTATTTACCTTTTCAACTCTAGTAGACTTTTTAAATCTTTTGAATAACTCAATTGCAGCAAATAATGTTTCGTTTAAAGGAGTACCACCCATTTCATACTTCATCATGTTCTGAATTGAATCACCATAATGAATATAATCATGTGCAACTGAATGTACTAAAGTCCATGCAGCATCAATCTGTTTATCAATTTTAACTTTACTCTTAGAATTAAATATTTGAACTAACTTAAATCCATCAGATACAGCAATCATTCCATCTTTATCAGAACATTTACTAAAATGTTTACCTTTAGTATATGTTTCATAATCTCTATTCTCGACAAATGTATATACTTCAAAAGGAATACTAACTTTTTTACAAAACTGAACTATGTTTAATAGCTGTTTCATAGTTGGTATAAGATTATTATGCATAGATCCAGACCAATCAACAAACATCATTAGTCCATGATTCTTACCATCAGCAAATGTTGTTACCTTCTTAAATAGATCCTCGTTATATCTGTAAGTATGAAGCTTCGTTGTATCGAGAACCCCAGTGCGACTAGTAGAAGCACGAGCATAACTCGAAGCTGCCTTGCGACACTCAAACTCTTTGACCAGATAATTGACTTCTTTTTTTGAATTAGTTTTGAATTCATTTAAATCTTTTTTCCATTTTTGATGAACAGTACAATTAACATCTTTCTCATCTTGCCATCTATATGAATAATATTTTTTAGTATCTAAAACTGCATCCATGACTTTCATGTCATCGACAAAATCATCATTCAAAGTTATATATTGATCCCAATCAGTTTGAGGTGGTGTAATTGTCTTCCATGTTTCGCTTGATAGTAATCTTTTCTGATTACGATTAAATGATTCTTCAGTAAGAACTTCCAACTCATCATCTTCATACATACTATCTTCAGCTTCATCTAACCATTCTTCTATACTCTGTTTCATAGATTCTGAACCTCCTTGAGTTTCAGTTTCAATTTGATTCTCATTGTCATTAGAATCAGAATCTTCTGGTTCTGTAATATCAACATTATTACTACCTGTACTACCTGTAGAATCTAAATTAAAATCAGGTAATTCTTCAGCATCTTTTGATTCTTTATTATCTTCCATGTACTGACGAATTTGACGAGCAACCTCACAAACCTCATCAAAAGTTTTTGTATCTCTAACTAGTTTAACAAATTTCTCTTCTTCTTTTTTAAAAGGAATTACAGTTGATACATTATGAATACCAAGTTTAAAGTATAAGTTAATTCTATCGATCAAATTAAAATCATTTAAATTCTTATCTTCAATATCAAAGAAATCTTTATCACCCAATTCTTTATAACCAGCAGAGAATGATTTAAGAAGGCCTGGATAGGTAGATTTAATCATCCTTTCTATACGAGCATCCTCAACAACATTCACATAAGAACTAGGTAAGGATTTGTCTATAACATCAGCAGGAGTAAACAGTGCATGACCAACTTCATGTCCTACAAGCAAGTCATAAACATCCTCAGAAGTATCCCATATAGGTAAAGTTAAAACCCTATTAACAACATCAAATGAAGCTGTTTCCACATTAGCATGTTCTACTACTAGATTCTCAGTAGCAAGTAGTTTAGCAAGATTGGTTTTAACCCCTTGATTCATAAGTCCTCTTTTGTATATGGCTATAATACCGCCAAATCGCTACCTAGTCAAGGGCTTCATTGATAAGGATTACTTATATAACCTGAACCTTACTAAAATTCTTCACCTTATCGAACTTCAAAACCCTATCAAACTTGTCGTGTAGGACTTCGCTCTTATGGGATATGACAAAAATATTAGTGTCTGGCTGACCACCTCTGATGATCCTAAGAAACTCATCCGTACCAGCTACATCAAGTGAAGAATCAAATACCTCATCCAAAATCAATAGATTAGTATTTGCTGAATTTTTCATCTTAGCAATAGATCTCCAAGTAAACATAAGAGCTAAATCAATTCTCATCTTCTCACCTTCACTGAAAGAAGAATAAGTAAAGTCATCTCTATATCTAGATTTTATACTCTCATTAAACTCTTCATCTAATGTAAAGTTAACATAGAAATCTAAATCCTTAAGATACTTATTAATTAACTTATTCATTACAGGTAAGTACTTTTTAATTATATGACCTTTAATACCTGTGTCTTTAAGTAGACCAGTAACTAAAGCATAATTTTCATTTTTCTTTTTAAGATCTCTATTTCTTTTATGAAGAGACATACCCTTAGTAGCTATCTCTGTTAGTTTCTTTCTCTCACAATCTACATCATTTGTATTACTTCTAAGATCATCAATCTCTCCTTGAATCTCTTTGATTATATTAGTATTCTTTCTCATCTCATTTAACTTTGTTTTAACTTCAAAGTTATAAGTTGATACTTTAGAATTATTATCTGAAATCATTTCCAGATCTTTATTCAAGCACATTATCTCATCACTCAATTCTTCCAAGTAACCCTCAGAAGCATTAATAGTTGCTTGACTTTCTTCTATATGATAATCCTTTAATTCTTTAGTTAAAGATTGAGTACATTTTGGACACTCATCATGTGTCTCAAAGAATATTTTCTCTTTCTCTGTTCTCTTGATAAGATTAGTATTAGTAGTTATTCTTTTCTCAACTGATTTAATATCTTTTAAAATCTTTGTATTATCTAAATCTGTGAACGTATCAATCTTTTTCTGAAATTCATCAATGATCCTTTCTAGCTCTATGTTCTTACCTTCAAACTTAGTAATAGTATCTTCTTTCTGTTGAACTGTTTTCATTGCAGTCTTCTCTAATCTCTTAAGATGTTCCTGTTGCATCTCTGCTTTATCTTTTAAGAAATCAACTTCTTTACTATTATCTTTATATTCTTCTGCAGCAACTTTAACACGATCCTTAAGTAGAACATTCATTGTAGAAAATATACGAATGTCTAGAAGATCTTCTATAATCTCTCTACGATTAGGAGCAGACAGTTGCATAAAAGGCACAAAAGATGCACTACCTAATATAACTATTTGAGTAAATGACTTATAATTTAATTTTAAAATATTTTGTTCTAAATGTTTCTGTTGATCATTAACATGAGAATCTTGATTCTGCATCTCACCATTCATCCAAATCTCAAATAGACTTGGTTTCATGCCACGAATAATTTTATATTTATTTCTACCTATACTAAATTCTACTTGAACTACACAATCCTTTTCATTAATACTATTAATAAGTTGTGATTTATTTACTTTCCTAAAAGACTTATTAAATAAAGCAAATATAATTGCTTCTATTATTGTACTCTTACCAGCACCATTCTGACCTACTATAAGAGTAGTATCATTATCAGAAAGATTTATATTGATTGGAGTATTACCAGATGCTAAAAAGTTTTTATAACTAATATTCTCAAATAAAATCATGTTTAAAATCACTCATTGGAATTACAAAGTCATCTGATGAAACTATGGTATAGTTGTAACCAAAATTTTCACAAGCAGCTATTGCCTGATCAGCTTCAATCTCATATACCGACATGTTAGGACAACCATCTGCTTCTAACAGATCAACATATCGTTTAGCATCATCTTCTTCTTCAAATATCTGAAGAATTCTAGTACCGTCCTTTCTTTCAACGGCATAAGCTCCATCATTCTCCTTATTCTTAATAGTAAGAATGAACATTACTGTGCCTCGCAAGCTTCTAAGTAAATAGACTTCATTATACTCTTTAATTCTGGTTTGTCAAGCTGATCGTCCATTTGTTCTATATACTTATTTAGAATTGTCAATGTATCTTCATGTTCTACACCTTCCACTTCATCCTGATCCATTACAGTATCATCAATAATCTTTAGATCATGAATACCAGCATCATATAATCTTTCAACTATTCTATCAAGCCAAATTGAATTCTTTTTATTAACAACAATTAGTTTCACATAACAATCCTTATATTCTAAAGGATTAAAATTATTATTATCCCATCTATCTTCATCATAGAATATTTTTTTAAATATACTATAAGGATTCTCAATGAACTTTAAGTTTAATGTAGATGGTTCAAATAAATGAAACCCTCTCTTAGAACCACAATCATTCCAAAACATTTCATAAGGATTACCAAGATATCTTACATTGCCCTTTTCAGATGGAAAATGAAAGTGTCCTGAATATACTCTTTTAAATTTTGAAAATACTTTTCTATCCCATCCACCTTGAAAGAAATGGCCTGGAATAGCAGCGAAACCATTTAGTTCTAAATGTCCACAAACTATCTCTGAATCTGTTTTATTTAAATGTTGTTTAACTTTATCTTCATTCTCACTATTAATCCAAGGAAGCATTGTAATTTTTGTTCCTTCTAATTCTATATCAGTTACTTCATTATAAGTATGAATATTATCAAAACTATCTAATAACAAATCTGGTGTATTTACTTTATTAGTATTTTTATAATATGCAGTATGATTTCCAACTAGCATATGAACTTCAATACCCATATCAGCAAGCACTTGAAAATATTGAGTCTTCATTCTATACCAAGAATTAAGATCCATTGATTTTCTATTATCGAATGTATCTCCAAGATCTATGATAGTTTTAATCTTACGTTTTTTTAACGTAGGAAAAAATACATTATCATAGAACTTCATAAAAAACTCCCAGAAAGCCTGAGAGTTTTTTCTACCATCCAAATGCTGATCAGTGATCAGTGCTAATGTCATAACGTAACGGTGCCATCAGTTCCAGTGTTTATAGTGATCTGATCACTACCCATCCCTGATGAAAGAATAGATCCTTCACCAACTGTAACCGTACCTTCAGTTGTATCTATTGATATGTTCTCTGGAATTACACCAGGCGCAAAATCAGATATATCAACTCCAGGCACTTCACCTGTAATTACTACAGGCATTGGTTTGTGATCTTTCATACCACCATGATTTCCATCATGAGGAAGTTTACCGAAGGCCAAATATTCAACAGCTTGAATAGATCCTTCTAATCTCTCCAAATCAGTATTCAACTTTAACCATTTCTCATGTGATAGTCTAACTTTTTCCTGTTCCTCTTCAAGTTGAACAACTCTTTTAGTAAATCGTTGTAGCAACTGTTCGTAGTTTTCTGTTGGTTTCATAACATTCTCCTCTGGTTCTAGGTTTCCATGTTTCATCGATTACGAATCTCTAATGTTTCCTTGATGCTATTCATGTCTGAAGCGTTGTAACCAACTGCGCTGGTATCAGCACTAAAGACTTCATCAAATCCAGACTTTTCCAACAATTTATTCTTTATATCCAACTGCTTTTTTTCCTTTTGAATACGTCTTAAAAAGGCGTAGTATATGATTTGGGTAAAATAAGCAAAGGGATTAGTAGACTTTGATGGATCAAAGTTGTCGATATACTGTAAGCAATTTTCAATACCATCACAAATCATATCATCTTTGAACATGTAGTTAACAAAGTTTGGTCGATATGATAAATGAGTAGCAATCTTTAAAAAGCATTCACCAATATAATCTGGCACTTTTGGATGTGGTTTACCCTCATCCGCACATGCATGAACTTCCTTACGATAAATGACTAGAGCTTCGAGAAACTCTTTGTTATTAACATAATGTTCCTTTTTCTTAGCCATATATTTCAGGTTGTCTAAACTATATTATACTACAAAATGAACACAAGTGCAAGTGGGGCCACTTGACAAATGTTCAAAGATTATTTAGACTAACTCTGCCAGGGTTCAGAACAAGTACTAGCTATTTAATTTAAATATCTTTTCTAGACTATCTCTAGCATCTTCAACATTACCTAGATTTCCATCTTCTTTATCAAGATCTACTTGATTAGCTCTATTAATATTTTCTGTAGCGTTATAATACTTTTTTAATGTTTGGTTATATAATCTTCTAATTCTATCCTCGCACTCGGTCACAGCATAAACTTTATCATTATTTAAAAAACAAACTTCATCCTTAGAAAATTTCATCCAAGGAATTAAATCAACTTTAAACATATCTCCCTGCGGAGTTGTTATAACATGAGACTTTACAAGGAATGGGCTATCAACTACAAATCCACCTTCCTGTTCTCTTACTAATATTTTGCCAATAAGTTCTTCACCACCTATGAGTTTGACCATTCCTGTAAATTCTTGTCTTGGTTCTTCGTTACTCATCTTTCCGAAAATTAACTGGAATAATTTCATAATTAAATTTTTCTTGAGAATAAATTTTTATCCTTTCAATCAAATGATTTAGGGTATAATTTTTTGTGTCACCATCACTAAAGTCATCTGCAATATCATACAGAGTAGCAGTTATTTTATCGTTTCCTTTTCTAAGGACTCTACCGATGGACTGGAGGTTTCTAATTCTTGATTTACTGGGGCTAGCAAAGATAACACTGTGCAACCGCTTAATGTTAATCCCAGTACTGAAAGTGCCGTAACTCGCAACAATGATTGCATCTTCCTCTTTCTCCGTGACGTATCGAACATATTCTCTTTCATCAGCAGCAACACCACCGAAGATAAAGAAAACCTTACGATTTTTATGTACACTACTATTTATTAATTCATAAAGTGGCTGACCGTGCTTCTCCACTCTGGAAAATAGTATCAGAGTGTTACCATTCTGACTTATAGCAAGATTTTTAATAAAGTTATTTCTTTTTTCTAAACCACAAATATGTTCAATCTCATCATTATAGGTATCAAATGATTCTTTTTTGTGTTGTAGTAAAAGAATATTAATCTTTAACGTAGATAAGTAACCCTTATCAATAAGATTTTTAGTTTTAACCACTCTATCAACTGTACCAAACAATCCTTCAAGAACTAATTTGTTTACATTTTCACCATCTAGTGTTCCTGTAAAACCAATTCTATGTTTACAGTTATGTAATTTAGTCATAATACTGGTAAGAGATTTAGCTTTAAATTGATGTGCTTCATCTCCTATAACACAGTCAAATTTCTCAAACCACTTCTTAGGCATTTTGTATATGGACTGCCAAGTTGTAACTATTACTGGTTTAGATGATATCTTTTCTTCGCCTGCATATATCTTATGACAATAATCTTTGGAACTCCATCCATATTCTTTAAAATCTCCAACTAATTGTTCTACTAAAGATGTGGTAGGAACTACAATAAGAACTTTTGACCCACTATCAACAAACCATCTAACAATTGCATATATCATTAAAGACTTACCAGATGCGGTTGGTGATAGTAATAACTTACGATTCCATCTTAACGCTTTATAGATTGCTGCAAGCTGATAATCTCTCACCTGCAAGGGTATCTTTAAACTTTTTACAAAATCATGAACCGCTCCTGGCGTTATAGTTTTATTCTTTTCATTAGGAGAACCATAATCCTCGTGTTCTATATCTTCATAAGAGTATCCTCTATTATCTAACCAGTCAGTTAAGTAACTGTATAACCCACAATAAATCTGTCCATTAACAGGACTGAATAATTTTATCTTACCATCCCATATTCTCTTTTTATATTGCGGCATAAATTTTGCACCAGGCACATCGAAACTAAAATATTCCGATAACTCATATTTTATATGAGTCTCACAATCCACTGAAAGATATACTTCATTCTTTTTTTGGATTTTGACCTGTGACATTAGACACTACCTTGCATGAATTTTTGCCATTCAATGCTATTCTTTATCTGGAATGTTCTATTGTTTAATTGTTGAATGATCTTTTCCAGTAAGAAAATCATCTCATCATAATAATTTATACGAGTTACTACAATTTGTATTTCCTTATCTGATTCTATGTACATCGGAACATCTTGTTTCAATACCTTTAAATCAAAAGGTTGTTCTTGATATACAGATGCATCTGCTTTACCAGTATAGTATTCAAACTTTTCTCTAATTAAAAGTTTGTACTCTTGTTCCTTTCTAATTTTTAAACATCTAATATCACTCAGATAATTTAAATACTTAGAATGAAGTTGAGGGATCTTTGTCGATTCATTATCTAGAAGATCATTATCAATTCGGCTATCATCAGCCCATTGGGCCTTAATATCATCAAGTTGTATCATAAAAAATTAAGTCAGAATTTGATCAAATGGTGTAATCCAGTCTTCGTTTGAGTTTTGTACAGTAATAATATCCATATTTCTTGCTTGTAGTTTGGATATTAATAGATCATAAGATGCTTGAATTGTATTCATTGTCATACTACCAGAAATATCAACAAATATTGCTATCTTAGCACCATCTGGTAGTTTATCTAGGCCACATATAGTATACCAATCGGATGCATTTGAAGTAACACCAAGATCACGATTTACATCAATAGGTCCAAAAGTTTTATCTGTGAAGTTAATACCAATATAAGAAGTATCATTAATCGTAATAGCTGGCGTAGATGCAACAACATTATTATAAGCAAGATCTTTAACTTGTATAATTACATCTTCAGATCCTTCTGTCCTACCATCTCTAGTAACAGGTATGGTAATAGTCGCAGCATTATTCTGAATCGTAAAATTATAATATGATGCATCAAAATCTCCTCCATCCCCAAATGTTATAGTACTACCACCAGAAGCAACAGGATATGCTCTAAATGTAGTACCATCCGCAACATCTGTTGAAGTTACGTTTATTATTATATTTGATGTAGCACTTGTACTTTCATTTATACTAGTTGCCGCTGGTGTTAAAGTAATGGTAAATGGTTTATCGGATAAAGTAGTACTAGTTGTTGCGACTACAGGTCCATTAGTACCATTAGTACGCAGACTTACAGTAAGAGTTTCATTACCTTCTACTTTATAATCAACATCTGCTGCAATAGTAAACGTTGCTGTATTACTATTAATTGTAATATTTCCTGATGTTGGGGATATATCACTGCTATAGAGATTGGTAGTAAAATATAAATTAGTACCATCTGGAACTCCAGATGTAGTTATAGTATAAGTTACACTATTACCTTCAACTACAGCTGCAGCACCAGCAAGACTATATGTTGCAGCAGAAGTATCTGCTACAGCAATACTACTAGACAATGCTAATGTAGTAGAACCTGAATAGAGTCTTATTTGGAAATTTTCAGCACCTTCACTGACAGTTAAATCGTTTGATAAAGTTCTAGTAATTGTTGCAGTATTATTTTGTATATTAACTTGTCCATATGTATTATTTGTAAAATCATTGCTATCAGTAGTACCAAGAGTAGTCCAAGTAATAGTTGTATTATCTGCTACATTTGTAGTTGTGACAGTAAATGTAACTGTCTCACCTTCATTAACAGATGTTTTATCTTCAGATATAGCATATGTAGGACTAACTTGTGTTTGAACTAGAGTACCACCAATTCCAACAAGTTTAATTTTTTTATCACCTATTGTTTGTATACTTCCTAATGATTTACCGTTCCATTTACCATCGGCATCAAAATTCATTGTATAAGTAGAAGATCCATTTTTTATTCTTACTTTATCTTCTGGTATAGCAGGGAAATAATAATACTCACCTTCTCTCAAACTACCAGTCAAATCTATAGTTTCATCAAACTCCCATAAAACAATATTAACTGGTTGATCTAATTTAGTAGTAACACCTGATTGGGAAGAGGTTAAAAATTGATTTACCAATCCCATATAATCCTTAACTAAATGGCCTGGACCAAAAATGTCTTGATATTCCTTTACCCAGTTTTTGAAACTGGTTTTGTTGTTAGAAGTTATACTCATGGTACTGCGGTAAATTTGTTTCCATTTGCATCACCAGTGTTTAGCAAATAATTATATAATGTTGAATTTCCAGCTTTCATATTCTTTGCGGAAATTCTAATTTCAAAAGTTGTATCATCATATCCATCTAAATTTGTTGCTCCAATTGTTTCTCCTTTTTCTGCTTTAATTGCTCTACCACCTTCTTCTAATAAAAGTATTGGAACTATACCAACAATAAAGAATGGTGTAGCTGGAGACATATCCAGTAAAGCTCCAACAGAATTAGCAGTTTGTTGATCTGTTTTTTGTTCAACCCAATTTAAGAATGGGTCTGCTGATTGAACTGAACCTCCCCTACCAAATCCATAACTTTCATGAAAAACAAATTCATTAGTAGCTGAATCTACTACTGGAACTGTAGTTGTATCACCTCTATTTAAGAGTGTTATATACCAACCCCAATCTGGTTCAGAAGTTCCTGATTTATTTGGGGTACTGCCTGGAATGTAATCTCTAAAATCTCCATATGTAGATCCTAATGGTGCTCCTGTAGTTCCATTATCTTGCATATACCCAGCAAATCTTTCTTGTACATGATCTGGTGGTCTCCATTTATAAGGATTTGCGGCAGTACCAGTGGGTAAATTATCTGGGTTAGTTCCATATTTTCTTAAGTTAGGAAGCCACCATGCTTGAATCATTAAGTCTCCAGCCATAGGAGCGGCTCCAAGTAATTCTAATGTTTGTTTTATTGCTTCATTTCTAGTAGCTTCTTCATTTGCAGCTTCAGTATAAGCCCAATCAGTAATATCATCAATAAGTTCTTTTACTTCATTTAGATGTGTAGTAAGAGCAGTTGCAAAATTATTATCTCTATTTGAATCACTAAATGCATCTCCAGCTGCAGCTTGTTTAGTAGCATTCATAGCATTATAAATTGCACCCGTTAATGTACGAGCTTCTGAGTTGTTACCTAGAATCCAATTTAATCCAGCCATAGCTCCAGAATGAAGCATACTTAAATCTGGAATCCACCCACCACCATCAGTATTTGGAGTTGGAGTACCATTATTTGAACCTACCCCACAAGTTCCATGAAATCCTCCAAAAATTATCGTTGGATTTGTTTGACCACCTACTAAATTTAATGCAGCATGAAAATAGTTTCCAACACTAGGCCAAGTAGCGAAAACCCCAGTAGAATTTTGTGGAGACCATCTTTCAGAATCATTAACACTTTTAACTTTATATGCAACTTCTACATTGAAATAACTACCACCTGTCGGCATTAAATTATATACACTTACCCAAACTTTTTCAGTTGTTTCCCACCATTCTTTATTGGTAGGATATACATCTCCATTACCATCTGTATCAAATGCACCTCTTGGAAAATCATACCAACATTGTTGAACGAATCCTATGTTTCCAATATAATCTGAGATACTAATCTTAAGTCTACCAGAAGTTCCGTCTTCTTTTCTACAATAAGGACCTAGATACCAATTACCATTTACTTGTTGTTGATAAAAACTTCTAAACGGTGATGGATAATTATTAGTTCCACCATATGCCCAACCACTACTGTTGGTTCCTATATCACCTGTTACAGGAGCATACTTAGTAAAGAAAGCGCCTGGATGTACAGGTCCTACTTCAATTGGATTGTTATGTTCAGCCATGTCTTATTTATACGTCAATTGTGGATGAATCAGTTTCCTCTAAAAATGATGGAGGAACTTTAAGAGTTGCTATAGAATCATTATAATCTCTAGCATTTAATAACCAGAATGTTCTATTTGGCCAATTAGTTCTGAATGTATTCCATTTAGTTTCCATTCCCGAAGTGGTTTGACTAGATGATTCGTCAATAATTGCAACACAAGTTCGATCCGTACTTGTCGGCATTATATTTTCTGGAACACTAATTGTAGTGGAAGCAGTAGATGTAGTACCATCAAAACCTGTTGCAGTAATAGTATATGTAATACTACCGCCTGGTGCTGCAGCTTTTACCGTAGCATATGGAATAGTTTTTGTTCCATCATCTACAGGTACAGTACCTACTCCATTATCAATAGTTAAGAATCTTGCATTAGTTGAAGTATATGTTAATACTAAATCCGTACCAGATGAAAGTGAACCACTAACATTATTTGCAATAGTTACAGTTTCATTAGGAGCAGTAGTTAGTGCAGATTTACTTAGATCTACTATATCATATATTGTATATTTAAATATTGCATCTGCTGAAAAATATTCAGTATCAGTGTATGTACTGTCAAAGTTCATACCACTCAATGTTACTGGAAATAGATCTTTAAATTTAACTTCAAACTTATGTTTAAAATTAGAATCTAATATAAACAAACTTCCATCCGAATAATGCATCTCATCATAATCATCTCCTTCAAGATATGTTTGCATATCTTGTCCTGAGCCTGGATGACCCATACCACGAATCCAATTATGAATTGATGTATAATTTTTTAATTTCTCGTCTACTAAAAATCTTACCTGTAAATCATCAAAATTTATCTCATCGCCTGGTATCGGAATGTAATTCATCCGAGTAGCTTGAGTTGTAGTAGCTAAATTCATGCCAGGAACATTAACCGATTGACAGAAAAAAGCAACGTTTGGGTATTTTTTTAGCTGAAACTGAAATCCAATCCCCGACAGAAAATTCTGTGGACTATTAGGATTAGCAATAAAGTTAGCTGACATCGGACTTTTTTATTAACTATTTAGACAAAAAAAGAGACCCTTGTGGGGTCTCTTTAGAAGATATGTAATCAGAATTACATGAGGTTAAGAACTCTTGTACGTCTGTAGTATACGTTATCATTAGCAGTAAGAGCACCACTTCTCTGAGTAGTTCCACCTGCGAATGGGTTTGATACCATTCCGTAACGAGTCTTGAAGCCAATTTTTGGTTGGAATGTGTCCTGACCAATCGCTCTCACCATTTGGAGAGGAACGTATGGGCAATAGAAGAGTCCAGCATCATATGCAGAAGAACCCTTGTATCCCATGACGTAGTAATGATCATCTGCTATGTTTGCAGAATAAGGATCAACATAAACCTTGATACGTCCGTTAAGAACACCAGCGAAAGTTGACTCTGTATCGTCAGGAGATCCACTAGTTGAAAGAGCAGGAGTGTAATCAAGTACACCAGCCATGTTTAGAGCACTAGCAACGTCAGCAGAGCAGACGATGAAGTTACCCTTCCCTCTACGAGTCTCATGGCCGATTGCGTTTGCATCTCGTTCGATCTGATAGATAAGTCCTTTGAACTTCTCAACTGACCAACGACCATTACTGTCAACGTCTAAGTCGAATGAACCACTGTTTGCAACGTTGGACTGAGCACCAGGCTTAGCAACAACGTAGATAGTTCTAACAACTTCACGGTTGATTTCAGCAAGAACCTCTGTTGAGAGGATGTTCGCTAGTTCAGTTTCAGCATCAAGACCATGAATTGCTTTCAAGTCCTGAGCAAGTTCTAAACTGTACTCAGCTTTTAGAGCACGTGCTTTCGCTTCAACAGTTACTTTCTCGATGGAGAATGACATCTCACGGAAAGCACCTGTGTTATCTCCCAATCCCTCAAGGGTTGCGGTATTCATACCACCTGTAGCGGCGTATGCGCCAGGAGATGAGGCGTTAAGAACTGATGGGTTTGTTGCAGTTGTACCAGCAGCTGCAGAGTAAGCACCACCACCAGCAGAATATCCAGATGGAACCTCATCATAGAAGGTTTCATTCGTGAATACGTTAGGTGTTGCACCGTTACCGTCTCTGTCTGTACCACGATGAGCACGCATTGCGAAGATAAGTCCAGTAGGACCACTCATTGGTTGTACACCAGCAATGTCGTATGCCATCAACTTAGGCATAGAACGGCGGATCAAGCTGATCAATACTGGGTCGAAACCAGCAACAGGACCAGCACCAGCAGCAGAGCCACTGAAACCACCAGTACCAGCAGAGTTGGTAGGATCTTCATAAAGAACTGAGCGCTCTTCACGAAGGAATTTCTCTTGGTTTTCTAGAAGAATAGCTGTAACAGCTTTTCTATGATTATCTTTTACGTCTTCAAGACCTTTGTGTTCCAAAATTGGTTGCCACTTCTCTTGAAGTTTTTCCGAATTGTACATGTTAAGTATAACTCCGTTTAAGTTTGTTTGTTAGGAATCTTTATTATTTAGAAGGAAACTTACTTCCAACGATCAATTGCTGCTGAATAAGCAGACATTGGACCGTTTAGAGGTTGGTCTTCCTTTGTTTCTTCTGCCAGATCTTCACTCTGAGTAATAGGCGTACGAGGGAAATAACTTTCCTTCAATGTACCTAGTTTCTCACGGTAAGATTCTTCACTCTCAAACTCTACACTCTCGACTAAAGAGTTAAACTTTTCTTTTTGTGTTTGAGCAAGACCTTCGGATACTTCACTTACAATTCCATTTTTAATGTAACTTCCGAGTTCTTTGTTTAGCTCAACATTCTTTTCGATCTGTTCATTGAGTTTAGTTTCCATTTCATCAATTTGCTCGGTCATACCTTCGAGCACATCATATTTGTCATCTGGAATATCAATGTAATTTTCACTAAAGAGATTCTTCAAACCAGTGATGAACTCTTCTGTGATTTCATTGCGAAGACCTGAATCAATGGCGAGTTGGTTCTCTTTAACCCATTGTTCAGCAACATAATCTAAATGAGCATCTATACGAGCCTCCATTGATTCCTTGAGAGAATCAGTTTCCTTTTGGAGTTTCTCTTCATAAACGCCCTCAAACTTTTCGACTTGCTCAACGACTTTAGCTTTAACAGCAGCTTCAAAAATCGTAGCAGCCTTTTTCTGGAACTGTTCAGGTAGTTCCTCACCTTCAAGAAGAGCATTAACGTCTTGAGATACATCTACTTGAATCTCTTCGATAACTTCTTTCTCTTCTTCCTTGACCTCTTCGGCAACTTTACCTGATGCCTTTGAAGGTTTCGCCTTGATAGACTTGTCACCCTCATGAGCTTGCTTGGCAGCAGCGGCCTTACCGATAGACTTAGGATCGTCAGGAACCACAACTGGTCCACCGAGATCTTCAGCTCCACCAGATTGGCCTGGTGTAGGATCGGTCAATTTCTTTGGAGCCTTATCACCCGCTTCTGCGTTCTTAGTGATAGGATTAGACTCTTCTATTTGTTCTTTTTCTTTAACATTCGCAGCCATTTGGAAAATCCCCTTTGGAAAGTGTAGTATTTTCTAATAATATTTATCAAATTTTAAGGTTACGGAGTAGGTTTTCAAACGCTTTTAGCTTCTTCTCCGTCAATTGATCAACGTCTGCGTTGTCAATCGAACCTTTAACAGCAGTAATAGTAGATTCCTTCCAGTTTCCACTATTCCATATCCAGTCTTTACCCTCCATAATACCTTCAACAAAGGCATCGGGTGCGGATGGATCTGCAACAATATCAGCAGCGGTAGCTAACATGAAGTCATCTTGGACAACATTCACATCACCTCTCCTCTCTATTGAACCTAATCCTCTAGATGAGACACCGAGTTTAACACCTTCTGCTAGAAGGTTCTCAGCAATCTTACCCATAGGGGTTCCAAGAATTTTTGCTTTACCGATAAAGTTATTACCCTCTTGTTTCAAGGAAACAATTTTGTGTGATACTCTGTCTAGATTAATAGATGGACCATCAGGATGACCCAATTCACCTAGAGCTCTTCCAGTTGAAACATAACTTTCGTTGTAAGCATGAACTTCTCTCTGAAGAGTTTGTATAGGATATAACCTACCATTTCTATTAGTCAATTCTCCTTGAAGGAATACACCCTCAATGAAATGACTCTTCTTTCCATTACTTTCTTCGGTGAGAAAATTAACGTCAATTATCTCTTCAGCAATAAGTTTCATGATTGTTCCGTTTCAGTTTCTACAGTTTCATTTTCTGGCGCAGATTCAGGTTCACTTTGACTATCATCAACTTGAACAATGGGTTCTACCTTATCGTAAGCATCCGTATCGGGTTGCTCTTGATCAGGACCATTGAACATGGTTTTTGCAATCTGAGCTTTTCTCGCAGTAATATATTCGGAGCTCTTTCCATACAACGCATTATAAATTTTCTCGTTTGCATTATGATGATCTTTATTTAAGATATCTGCTACAATCGGGTCATTTATAATTTCATCCGTTGAAGGATCTTGAGCTACTTCAGGTTCAGGCATAATAAAATATCATGTATTACAACTATTATTTATCAGATATCGCCCTTACCGTAATCGCCTGGAGAAATCATAGAGGAAAATGCGGAGTCTAAATCACCCCCTGCGGATGGATCTCCACCACCTTCAGGAGCCATTTCTCCACCCTCCATTCCCATGGCATCCATTGCTGCCATTGGATCTTGAATTATTCCCATCTCTTTTTCTTTCTCTACCTGTTGATCTATTTCTTCAATTTCATCTTCAGTTTGCTTGAGTATCTGCCTGCGTACATAATCAACAGAGAAGTACTTACCGAGGAAAGGTTCTACCATATTGACTGCATTTAATCTCTCAGTCAACATCTCAGTTTCTTTCAATTCTGTGAAGTGATTATCAAAGATATAGTCGAATTGAATATCTTCTTTTAACTCTTCCCAATCATCTGGAGTAAGAATACCCTTCAATATTAATTGAGTCTTCAACATATCTAAGAATAATTCTGAAAAACGCTTTCTTAGACGAGCAACAAATTTAGCAAATTTTAATTCATCCCTAGTAATCTCATTTGTTCTACCAATAGTAAATGAAGATTCCTGTTCTAGTCTTGAGAGTGGAATGTTTAATGACTTATATAATTTCTTCTGGAAATACTTAACGTCTTCTAGTTCTCCAAGATTTTGTCCGCCTGGAAGTGTAGTAATTTCTGTTCCTCTACCACCTTCTCTACGAGGCAACCAGAAATCTTCAAGCATACTCATATGCTTTCTGTCATCTCTGATCTCACCAGTAGAAGAATCATAAACAAGTTTATTACGATAACGACCCATTACCTCACGGAGGTATTGTTCAGCTTTCATTTTAGGTAAATTACCTACATCAATATAAAATATTCTTCTTTCAGGTGCTCTAGAAATCCTGTATATAACTAGAGAGTCTTCAATCATTCTTAACTGATTGACAGACTTAATCGCTTTATGTAAAAACGATAAAACCATATTACGATTATGATCTTGTATACCTGATGGTACATAAGAGATTGCGTCATCTGCAATTTTAATTGCATTATTATCACTTCCCTTATATCCTCTAGGGAAGTAAAGATAATAATCAACCGTTTCACCATAGTCCAGCTTCATGCCAGTGTCTATAGATACTCCAGAATCTTTCTTATCCTTCTTAACTTCTCTTACTTTTTTAATCTTAAGTGCATCAATATATCTCAATTCTTTGATGCCTTCTTCTGGTTTATCAAAGTCAATTAGTTTATGATAAAAAATCCTACCATCAATATACCATCTACGGAATATCTGATGGGCTCTTTTATCAAAATCTAAAAGTCTAATTATATGTTTAAATTCTTCTCTAATTTTTTTCTTGATCTTATCACTAGCTTGTAGATTTGATAATTCTACATCTACTGGAGCATAGTCTAGATCACTACTAATAGATTCATTTATAATATCATCAATCGCAGTATCCGTTTCTGGGTGTAATGCAATTTCTCTATACTTACGAATAAATTCAAAATCGTTATTATGTCTACCAACGCCATCTAAGTCTAAGTACTGACCAAAATAGGCACCAGCGGCTACTGCCGAGGTGCCATCATCGCTATCTGGAGGAGCAGGAGAATAAACCTTCCCCTTTTTTGTCCTCTCCTTTATCGAAAATCCAAATAGTTCTGCCATTATTATAAAGGATTAAATTTCTATTCAATCCTATTTATCAGGCTTCCAAAGACGACTTTGTGACCTCGAAGTAATTATACTGGAATTCAACAGTAAATTCTTCAATTTGATCATTAGATTCGTATGAAAGATCAATCGCTGATAGTGAAGATGGCCATGCATCGTAGAAACGATAAGCACGAACTACTTCCAATCCATCAACGCCAGGAGCTTCTATATTGGATGGTGTCTTACTTGGTTTAATTCCATCACGACTTAGTTGATAAACAGTCATATCTCTAGAGTATGACTCTCCACCATCTGCCCCGTAACCGAGTTGACCAACGTTTTCTGTATGAGCATTAATACCCCTAGACCATTTCTCGAATGATTTACGGATATTGTACTCACCATCATTGATGACTGTTACTGACCAAGGCTCGAATGTCCTATCTCCAGCAACTTTCAACATACGTCCTCTATAAGGAACCTCGATAACTCCAAGACTAGAAGCGGGAATTTGTGCGGTCTTGACCATAAACTCCGCAGTCTCGGTAGCTGTCTTACTAGAATCTGATCCGATATCAACTATCCCTTGCAATGAAGGGAAGTTAAGGCGGACCAGAAATAAATTGGGGCGAGCACCGCCTTTTACCAATTTAGATTTAAATTCTGAAATACCTTTTGCCATGGTTTTTATACCTCTGAGTGTGTTTTATAAGATTAACCAATTAATTCATTGAAAGAAACACCCGTTCTTGTAGCAACGAAGGTAATAGTAATGAAGTTAATCGAGCGGGCAGGCTTGATGTAAATTTCGGCCTGGAACTCGTTGCGGTCAATGACATCGGGAGTGTTGTTGCTGTCATCACAGACAACTAAGAAATCGTAGATACCTCTTCGACCTTGTACATTCCTCAAGTATGGATCAACAGCTCCTTTGAAAGAAGATCTGGTGAGTTCATCATTAATCTCAAAGAGTTGGAATTTCGAGAATCTTGCGATGTTCTTTTCAAGTTCGATGAATAAACGGCGAACGTTAATTCTATCGAAAGCAGATGGAGAAGAAAGTCCAGTTTTGTCACCGAATAATACCACCCCTTGGCCAGGGAATGAAACTATAGGGTTAACTCTTGCAGTATACAGTCTATCTCTTTCAGCTTGTCTTGGTGAGTATGCAAGTTTAGTTGCATTTCTCAAGTTACCTCTGTTATATCCAGCAGGTGAGAACCAAGTCTCGGAATTTATTGTTGAACTAACGCATAGTCCAGCAACATCTGCTGCACATGGAACATAACGGTAAGTATCATTATACTTATCATAAATGTACTTGTAACCTGAATCAAATATTGCGTAAGAAGAACTTGATATTGTGTTGAAGAAATCAACAATGTTATCAGTTTTCTTAGTAGATGTATTGGAGTTTACTACATCAGTTCTCAATGGAGAAATGACTGCAATACAATCTCTTCTAGATTCTGCAATAGTGATTAGTTTTGATGCGACAGTTGAAGTAATCTTGCCTGGAATCAAGAAATCGATATCACCGAATTCTTCTGGATCATTTACAAGATCATAAGCATTCTCTACCGCAGAATAAATTGTTGCAGAAGAACCAGCCCAATCGTAATCAGCACCAGCACCAAGTTTTTTACTTACAATTTTATTGAAAATTGGGAATACATTATTTGCAGCATTGTCTCCAATTGAAGCAGTAGATGCAGAACCAGTAGAACTATCAACAGCAGTAATGTCAGCGGCTTGAGCCAATGCATCTTCACCACCATAGATGTATGCAGACTTATTCTCTAAAACTTTTCTCCAGTATGAAGTAATACCTTCTGAATTTTTTCCATCCTTTGCTTTAGATGCATATGTATGTGTCTCAATTAATGTGCCTGGATTACCAGTTACATTTCCATCTGTATCTATTAGAGCAATATGGAATTCGTCAAACTTACCACCACGAGCTTTTACAAATGGTGATGTGCCTGGTTGAGGAGCAATTGAAACCCACTTCTTACCAGATGCATATTCTTTTGTTCCGTAAACATCATTATTATCTAAAGAAACGATACTACCAATTACAGTACCACCATGACTCTTTAAAGATCCAGATCCAACAAATCTTTTTGTTGTATCTTCTAAAGTAATTTCTATTTTTGTAGTTGCACCAGAACCACTTATTGAATAAACTGTTCCATTAGCAACGTTATCTACTCTTACATAATCTCCTACGGATGGAGCAGAACCAGATACGTTTACAGTAAGTGCTTGATGAGCACCAACGTCAACCATTGAAACTGTAATTCCATTATGAAGTGTACCAGCATACTTAGCTGCAAATACCCATGCAGTAGTAGTCTGAAAATTTTCTTCGTAGTCGGACTGATTATTAATTAGAATAGCACCATCAGTAGTACCATCAGTATCGACATTAGCAGTTCTTAGTGCCAAGTCTGAACCAGAACTAGGTTCTCCTCCAGCAGGTCTAATTATTGCTGCGATACCACCGTACTGTATAACAGTTGCAGCCGCAAACCAAGATTCGTAATTATATTCGTCAGGACCTCCGAAGATGTCAACCAATTCTCTTTCGCTAGCTATATAAGTTACCTCGTCAGTGGGTCCCTTTTGTGCTGCGATAGCTATAACACCAATATTCTGGTCAGCCACATTAACGGTTGCTGTTAAATCAACCTCTTTAATTTTAACGCCAGGTGAAGCAAACGCCATGTTTTATTACCTCTATGAGATTTATTTCTCCTTATTATTTATTGTTTACTAACTTTCAGACGGGGAAACAGCACGTGAACACTACCAATCTGGATATGTCCAATCTGCAAAAGCTCTATCTTTCTTTCTACTCTCAACGACTCTTTTTATAGTACATAACTTACACTCATAAGAATATGCAGAAGCAAATGGTTTTCTATTTTTACGAGTTAAATAAAATTCTTCTATTAAATTTTTTTTAATACGACAAACTCTACATTCTCTTTCTTTAAAGAGAAGATGTTCTAATCCAAATTCCGAATCAAGATCCATTACTTATAATTCCACATATAGGAATCATCGTTCAATGTTACTCCTCCACCTTTATCTCCATATTCATCAACCTTCCAAATATCACCAGTTTCTTTTTCTACAAAAGTATCTTCATCTAAACCATCCAAAATAAAACCAAATGGAGCCATATCTTCTTCTATAGCTTCTCTTTGATCTTCAAAAATTCTTTTTCTGATATCATCAGAAGTCATTTCTTTAAAATAATCTGACGTACATAACCATGCAAATATAACAAGACACATAGCAAGGTCGTCATTACATCCTTCCTCCGCTTCAAATGATTGTTTCTTTTGAATGAAAGTTGTGAGTTCTGCAATTATATCATAATCACATAATATCAACTTGTCATCTTCTATTAATGCTTTAAGATTAGAACAACCTGTTTTCTTAACAGTAGATGTCATTTTGACACCCAATTGAGACTTATGAGAAAATCCTTGTCCTACTAATTGACCTGCCCTACCTCTCATAGCACACATCAATAAATTTTCATATTCTAAATCAAACTGAAGTATGTCTGCAACTTGACCACCTATATCATTAACCTCAACCATAATATATGCCATATTATAGTTCTTTGCAACATCATGTACTATATTAGGAAATACTATGGGTTTAATAGTATTGTTTCTATATTTACCTACTAACTTATATGGTATCTCTGTAATATCAATTAAAGTAAATGCTGAATAATCATTTGATACACCTCTGGCAACATCAACAGTCATTAGATATTGATGATCTTCTATAACCTTTTCATAGATATCTAAACCTTTACTTCTATTCAATGGTTCTTCATAAACCATAGTTTTTAATTTAGATGGTGCTATAAGAGTATCTACAGATCCTAAGAACTCACATTCAAATTCTTGTACAAACTGTCTCTCTGAAGTGTTAGCTATAGTTTGTGCTTTCCAATTAGCATCTCTGCCTGGAACTTGAGACCAATGAACTTCTGTTGTAGTGTATTCGTTCTTACCTCTTTCAGCATCATGCCACAGCTTATAAAACATATTCATTCCATTAGGAGTGGATATGATAATTACTTTTGTTGACTTACCAGACGTAATAGTAGGATAAACAGAACTAAAGAATTGTTCTGCAATATGGTTTGGAACGAAAGCGAATTCATCGAGGAAGATGATATTGAACGACATGCCTCGGACAGCACTTGAAGACGTAGAAGCAGCCAGTATCTTTGATCCATTTTCGAGTTCGACATTACCTTTATTCCATGCTAATATTCCGTGTTGCATCCATCTAGGTAGATTCTCATATGCTAATTGTAATCTAGATAATAATTCTCTTGATGTAGATGCTTTGTTTGCTAGTATACCAATATTAACATTATCCTTAAAAATTATATAATGTAGAAGATATGAAATAACAGTAGTTGATTTACCAGTCTGACGAGGGAGTTTAGCAATATTGAATCTGTTTTTATGAAATCTTTCTACCATCTCCTCTTGAAAGTCGTACATACTAAAAGGTACTAAACCTTCATCTAGAGAAACAATTTTTATATAATTTCTGGCAAAATAAACAGGATCATCCTTACATTTAAGAAACTCAATAACCTGTTCTTCCGTGAACTCCATAGGAGTATTGGCTTTCTTCAGGTTGGGATTACCTAGATATATGCTATCATTAGTAGACATTATAGAATCCTCAAATCATCTAAAATTGTTTTATACGCTTGTATAAGATTTCCTTTATCTTTCCTGAAAATATCTTTATCGAAACTCTCTCCGTCTTTCCAGAGTCGCATCCCGTCAGGTGATAGTTCATCAGCCAAGAGTAGATTGCCGTTAGAATCATAGCCAAACTCCAATTTAAAATCAACAAGTACAAGTCCTATCTCTAGGAATATTTCTTTTAACATATCATTAATATCTCTAGCTAGTATTTCCATATTACCAGCTATATCCATAACATTCATTTGTATCAATCTTTGATCTGTTAACAACGGATCATCTCTTTCATCATCTTTCAAATAGAATTCAACTAATGGCCATTTAAATTCATAACCTTCTTCTATTGTTGTTTCACGAACTATAGATCCTGCTGCTATATTTCTAACTACTACTTCTAATGGAACAATATCAACCTTCCTACATATCATTGACCTATTATCATTCAGATTGATATAGTGGGTTTTAACTCCTCTATCTTGTAATTTTTCAAAAAGAATTTTAGAAATTTCACAACATACAGAACCTTTATCTTCTACCCATAATTCCTTCCTACCGTTACCAGCAGTAACTCTATCCTCATACCGTATGAGAACTTGATTGGGTTCAGAAGTACTGAAGACAGTCTTCACTTTTCCTACTGTTATTGATTCAATCATTTTTATACTTCTTGATACTTTCTTCCCATTCCTTTAAGGAAGATGAACAATCAGGTGGTTCAGGATCTTTATAACCCTTTATCCGTTTCCAATCTTGATACATCGCCTGCATTATCCAACTCTGGGATAAACTCTTCGGACCATGTTCCAACAGTTCTATCTGTAATGATTTTAAACGCCATGATGCAAGATCTATATATTCAGATCTCCAATTATGTTCGTCATTTATCTTTTTTTCTTTTTCCATAAATTCCTCACTTAGATCATGTACTAACCACCAAGCCATTAATATTCCTCCGTTGGGATTTCCCAGTCAGCATATACACGCCGACCAGTCTTACCATGTGTGTCAATATAGGTTTGATCGTTACTCGACCAATGACCCAAACGAACGCCTAATTTCACGTAGGCTCTCAAAATTTTTCTGTTTAGTTCCACCATCATAAGCCCATGCATAACCTTCTGTAATCATTTGTTCGTTGAGTGACAATTCTGCGTCCCCAATGTATAACCACCCAAGAAGCCGACCATACTTCCCAGTGCCGCCGACAAGCTCAGTACGAACAGAGAGCTCATCATCGCCAGCAATGGTAGTTTCCAATTTTTCTTTAAGCCAGTTTGTCGCATCGATTCCTAGTGCCTTCTCTTCCAAGTCTCTTGTTCTCTTCTCTGGCGTATCAACGCCTGCAACTCTAACTCTTTCTTTCTTGTATAAATCAAACCCAAGATCAATGGTAACGTCAATAGTATCACCATCTAAAA